CCTTAAAATTTCCCCGGGGGTAAAATTGAGAAAAAGGTCCCTATAGAAAACTAGGGTGAAAGCGGTGTTTGTAGATAGGAAAGAAGTAAAAAACTATATTCAAACAGAAGGAAAGGAGGATCAAATGGACGAAAGCATATTACAAAGTATAGAGAAACTTTTAGGATTGGAGAATTCTTACACTGCTTTTGACACAGATCTAATAATTCACATCAATTCAGTCTTCATGATCCTTAATCAACTTGGTGTAGGACCTGAAGATGGGTATAGAATTACCGGTTCACTCAATACTTGGTCTGAATTTACAGATGATGAGTTACAATTTGAGTCTGTAAAGAGCTATGTATATTTGAAAGTTCGGTTGTTGTTTGATCCTCCTCAGAATTCTGCTCATTTGAATGCAATTCAGCAATCAATCAGCGAATTCGAATGGAGATTGAATGTTGCTGCAGAGAATGAATAAAGGAGGTCAGGGATGGCTAAGAAAAGCGATAAACCTAGGCCGCTCCCTGCTTTAGACCCAGAGTCAAGAGAGAATCAGTTAATCTCTCTTGCGGTAAATTTAGCGGAAGAAAAGTTGCGAGACGGGACCGCTAGTAATCAATTAATAGTTCACTACCTTAAACTTGGATCTACAAAGGAGCGACTAGAAAAAGAAAAGCTTGAAAAAGAGAATGAACTTTTAAAAGCTAAAACAGAAGCTCTTGAATCTGCTAAGAGATCAGAAGCTCTATATGAACAAGCGATCAAAGCAATTACAAGATATTCTGGTAACTATGATGAGGAGGACGGAGAATGAACTATATAGTTTACCGTTCAAATGATGAACTTTACCATTATGGCGTTAAGGGTATGAGATGGGGAGTTAGAAATGTTAGAGCATCAATTAAAAGATGGTCTAATACCAATTGGAAAGATGCAAGTAAAAAACAGAAGGCGGCTGCTATAGGAATCGGCGTTGGTGTTGGTTTAAGCGCTTCATTTTTATTAGCATCCGGAATAGCCCCAAACACACCTATAGGAAAACTAAGCACTTCAGTTATAGAAAACGGGAGAAGGTATCTTACTAATGTGATTGGCACACAAAATAAACCTATTAGTTATATTAATAGAAATGGCCAACCATATACTATAAACACATTAAGTAATGGACAGACAATCACTCTTCCGGACGCGGGGCATCAAATTAGATGACTAAATCATACTCGGAATTAATCAAGTTTCAAACTTGGCAGGATAGGTTTGATTACTTATATTTAGGAGATAATAAAATCGGTGAGGCTACATTCGGAGGTCATAGATGGCTTAATCAGAATCTGTATAATTCTACGGAATGGAAGCAAATTCGTCGAAATGTTATTCTTCGAGATAATGGATGTGATATGGGCGTATTAGATTATCCTATTCCCAGAGGATCTAAAATTTTAATACACCATATTAACCCAATAACCATAGATGATATTATTAATGGTAAAAGTAAAGTGTTTGATATGAATAATCTCATATCAGTGTCATTTAATACCCATCAGATGATTCATTATGGTTTAAGAGAACAAATGCTAGATCTTCCAGAAGAAAGAACGCCTGGCGATACAAAATTTTGGTAATTATTAACAACATTGACACCTTCACTAAGACCGTGCAATAATCGGAATTTTCTTCTTTGGCTCCTTTCGTTCCTATATGAACTTAGTGGAGGTCTTAATGTTGTTAATGGTAACCGTAAAAGGAGCTAAACCCATGTTATCAAACACGGCAACACCCGTTTATTACGGAAGATTTAGAGATGCCGTATTGCGTGGTGAAATACAAGTAAACCAAAATGTTGAAATGGAGATGAATAGGATCGACGATCTTATAGCTGATCCTAGATATTATTACGACAATCAAGCCAATCGAGGTTTTGTTGAATTTTGTGAAACAGAATTAACGCTAACTGATGGTTCTGATTTAAAACTCCTAGACACATTTGGTTTATGGTCAGAAGAATTATTAAGTTGGTATTATTTTGTAGAACAAAAGGTACCAAATCCAAAAACCGGTGGGTACACCACAAAAATAATAAAGAAAAGATTAGTAAATAAGCAATATTTAATAGTTGCAAGAGGTGCTGCTAAGTCTATGTATTTAGCATGCTTACAGGCGTATTTCTTAGCGGCTGATGGAACCACAACGCATCAAATCACTACTGCTCCTACAATGAAGCAGGCAGAAGAAGTATTATCACCAATTAGAACCGCAATAGCTAGAGCAAGAGGTCCATGGTTTAAGTTCTTAACTGAAGGATCTATGCAGAATACTACGGGTTCCAAGTCTATGAGACAAAAGTTATCGCCTACAAAGAAGGGTATTGAGAATTTTTTAACATCATCTTTGTTAGAGATAAGACCTATGACAATCGATAAATTACAAGGTCTTAGAAGTAAGATTAATACGATTGACGAGTGGCTTTCTGGTGATATTCGTGAAGATGTTATTGGTGCTATTGAACAGGGCGCTTCTAAGAATGAAGGTTATGTCATTGTCGCCGTGTCTTCAGAAGGTACAGTTAGAAATGGACCTGGTGATACTATTAAAATGGAGCTGATGTCAATTTTAAAAGGCGAATATTATAATCCTCATACTTCTATTTGGTGGTATCGTCTAGATGATGATAGCGAAGTTGGTGATCCTCGTATGTGGGAAAAGGCCAATCCAAACATCGGTAAAACAGTGTCATATGAGACATATCAGCTAGATGTTGAACGAATGGAAGCTGCCCCTGTAAATAGGAATGACACATTAGCAAAGAGATTTGGTATACCTACAGAAGGTTATACATATTTCTTTACTTATGAAGAAACGCTATTTCCTACAAATAGACATAAGAATTACGACGGATGTGTATGTTCGCTCGGAGCCGATCTTTCCCAAGGTGATGACTTCTGTGCATTTACTTTTATGTTTCCTAATGCTGATGGTTCATTCGGAATCAAGACAAGAAGTTATATTACCACTTTAACGTTATCTAAATTGTCATTAGCAAAGAGACAAAAGTATGATGAGTTTTTAAAAGAAGGAACTTTGTGCGTTTTAGATGGAACTGTATTAGATATTATGCAGGTCTATGATGATCTCGACAATTTTATTCTTGAACATGAATATGACGTGCGATCTTTTGGTTATGACCCATATAATGCTAAAGACTTTGTTGATCGTTGGACTGCTGAGAATGGTCCTTTTGCCGTTGAGAAAGTTATTCAGGGAGCTAAAACCGAGTCGGTTCCTCTTAGTGAATTAAAGATATTATCTGAAGAAAGAATGCTCATATTTGATGAGCATCTTATGAGCTATGCTATGGGAAATGCAATAGCTCTTGAGGATAATAATGGTAATCGTAAACTTTGGAAGAAGCGCTATGATGCTAAGATTGATAATGTCGCTGCTATGATGGACGCTTACATTGCTTATAAGGCTAATAGGGAGGCTTTTGAATGATGAAAACAGTTTATATTGTCCCCGAAGAATCATATTTAGCCCATCATGGCATTAAAGGCCAAAAATGGGGTGTTAGGCGATATCAGAATCTTGATGGTAGTTTAACGGAAGCTGGCAAACAGCGATATAATATTGGTAAAATTAATAACATAGACGAAATTAATCGATCTCATACGGATTATAATATTGATAACTGGGGTAAAACAAAGGATACAAATATTTTATGGGTCAGTGGTTTGTCTGGTTCTGGGAAATCTACCTTTGCGACCGATATGTCGAAAAAATATGGGGCCGATACTATACATATGGATTTGTATTTGTATAGTACGCCTGGTAAATATAACAATAAAATGTCTGCAAATTTTAATAAGTTTTTAGACAAGAATCATCCAGAATGGAGAAAAATGCAGAGTGAAGCATATCGTCAACTTAGAAAAATAGATAGACGTGAAGGTGAAGATAAAAAGGCTGTTGGTTTATGGTTTGATACATTTCAAGATGCTTTACAAAAATACGGTTCCAGTATGTTTAAAACTAAAAAAATCATTGCAGAAGGTGTTCAAATATTAGATGATGCGTTGTTTTATAATAATAAAAAAGCGTTAAAAGGCCAGCCAGTAATAATGATGAATACAACTTTTGAAGAATCGATGGCTTCTAGAATGATAAGAGAAAATAAAACCTTTAATGATCTTCTAACTTCTGGAAGTATAGACCAGGCAAAAATATGTGCTAATGGTAAAGAAATGATAGAAAAAATTCTATCAGAAAAATAAAGAGGTTTAAAATGTATTACTCAGATTTTGTAAAAAGTGGTACTACTTTTGTTGAAAGAGATGAATCATATTTAGCTCATCATGGCATTAAAGGCCAAAAATGGGGCGTACGACATGATAGAGAAAAAGGAATTGGACGATTATTTAAACGTAAGAAAAATACAATTCCATCTAGTGATTTGCAAAATAAGAATCAGACATTAGATATTGCTGGATTACCTTGGTCTTTAGATAAGTATGGTCATTTTATAACATATGGGTTGGATGTAGATACTGCCATCCATAAAAAGGATATAAATGACCCTGAAACTAGACAAACATTAGATTCGTTAGTTAAAAATTGGGACAAAGTTAAAACCGCATGTAATAATGCACATTCAAAATTTGCTTCTGAAGTGCCAGAAGATCTTGGAATTAGTAAAACAACATCAGGGCCTGATCGATATGATATTCATAAAGATATAGTTGTTGCTACATATTTTCATGATTATGGTGTTGTTTCAATAGAAGTAGATCCAAGTACACAAAAAGTTTATTATACTACATACGACGATTAAAGGAGGTCCCAAAACTATGAGCTACATAGTTTATAAAAGTGATGAATTATACCATTACGGCGTTAAAGGTATGCGTTGGGGGGTTCGTCGCTGGCAGAATGAGGATGGATCTCTCACAGAAGCCGGGCGAAGACATTACGACATTAAAGAGGCCCGTATAGCTGCTCGTGCTCAAAGAGCTGCCGCTAGAGCCGAAGCAAAATCTGCAAAAATTCAAAATAAGATGTATCAGAAGGCTCAGAAAGCTGAAGCTAAAGAGTACCGAAAGAATCTTAAGAAAGAAAATCGTCTTGAAAAAATCGAAACTGAAAAGTTAAAATTGGAACTTAAGCAGATGAAGAAAGACATTGCTTATCAGAGAGGTATGAAATTTGGTGAAGCATTTATTCCAGCTTTCGGTAGAAGTCTTGGCGAAAGCTTTGGCCGAACTGCAGGCAATACTATGGGTGAAATAGCAAATCCTCTTGCTTGGAAGAAAGCTAAGACAGAACGTATAGCCGCTGAAGCTAATAAACTTAATGCTAAAGCTAGCAAGGCCGATAAAGATCTTGCTCGTAAAAAGTATGATGACGGTTTTGATGATAGAAAGCAAGCAATAGATGAACTAAATGCTAAAACAAACCAAATGAATGCTCAGAATACAGCATATTCTAATGTTACTGATAGATTAAGAGCAGAAAAAGATGCTGCGCAGACAAGATTCAATCTTTCAGAAGCTGGACAAAAGGCTAAAGCCGAAGAACGAGCGATCCAATCCAAGCGAGAAGAAGCTAATTTAAAGAAAGCTGAAGCTGACTATACAAATGCTAAATTTAATAATTCCACTGTTGGTAGAGATATAGCTAGTAGAAAAGCCGATGCAGAAGTAACAAACGCACAAGCAAAATTGGCCGGAGCTGAAGCAGGAAAAATGAACGCTCGAGCTAATCAAACAAAAGCCATTGGCGATGCTAGAAAAGCTAAAGCTGAAGGAGAAGCGGAGCTTACTAGAGCCCAAGGTGAAAAAGCTATAAATGATGCAAAAGCAAGCAATTATGATGCTGTATTAAAAAATAATAATGATTACGATCTACAAGTAAATAAACAGAATAATGAGTATTATCTAAAGAAAGATAAACAAGAACAAGATTACAAAATAAAATCTTCCGAAGCTGCTAATAAAGCTACGACAGATGCATATGCTATGAAAGCCAAGTTCGAAAATGAGCAACTAAAGATTATGCAGGATACTGTTAGAGAAGCTAATAAAATGACTTTTGATACTATTCAAAAGTATAATGAGCAACAGCATCAAGCTAATATTTTTAAAATCAAAGAAAATTCTAGATTAGAAACTTATAGATCATTAAAAAGTGATTTAGGCGATGCCAGAGCCATACTATCGCGTCCAAACGCAAGTCCTTCACAAAGAGCTGAAGCATATAGTATAATTAATAATGCTAGACAATTCAACGCTCGATTGGAAGCAGCGAACAGCACAAATGTGCCACTATTACAGATTACAAACAGAATGCCAAGCGAATACCATTTTATATAAAGGAGATCTTTAGATGAATTTTTTTGACAGACTTTCACATGCGTGGAATGCATTTCAGAATAAAGATCCCACGCCATCTTATGAATCCGCTGGGTATTAAAATAGACCAGACCGACATAAGTTAAGAATGGGCAATGATAATACCATTATCACGGCCATATACAATCGAATAGCTATCGATGTTTCGGCAATAGACATTGAGCATGTTAGAGTTGATGAGAATGAGAATTTTGTTGAAAAGATTAAAGATTCTTCATTGAATTATATTTTTTCAACAGAGGCCAACATTGATCAAAACTCTAGAGATTTTATTCGAGATGTTGTTTTGTCTATGTTTGATGAAGGATACGTAGCTTTAGTTCCGATTGATACAGATGTAAAACCAAACATTACTGGCGCATTTGACATTCATACGCTTCGAACAGGTAAGATTATTACCTGGTATGGGGATTCAGTTGATGTAGAAGTATACAATGAAAAGAAGTGTATTAAAGAAACAGTTCGT